AATAGTTGTTATAAAATTTGCTTAATACAACATAAATACATATCTTTCAGTATGTTAATGCAAATGTAGCGTGTAGTAAGGATAAATTATCTTTTGAAATTATTTTTAATCAAAATTTGAAATTTTATGAGTGATTTTTGTATTTACCTAAAAGTTGAACCATACTTGGAACATTTCCTGAAAACGGCTTTCGGGGATCCTGTATGTGTTGATAGGGATAGCCCGGAAGCCAGAATTATTAGAGAATTTATCACAAAAACGCCAGACGGATCGTCTCCAGACCTTGGTAAAGATGCAAATTTGAGCGTTACAATTCCGTATTTTAAGGAAGTTGATCCCCGAGTTTATAATTACATGGGCGAACGGGCGAAAATTGCCCTAGTGGATAGTTTTGATCATCTGCTTAAATCTTGTTTAATGAAAGAGCTAGGTACATTGGAAAATACCAGGCGTGGTGAGATATCAAAACAAATTTATGCGTGGATGGAAAAACACAATATTCCGGAGGAAAACTGGTACACAATTTCTCAGAAATTTTACCGTCTTAGAAAGAAATATTTAAAAAACGGCATTAAACTATAAAATATCTTTCGACTTCAACCCGCTAAATAAAACAACTGAAAATCTGCGAAATAACTAAAATATTTAAAATATATGAACACTAATTTTTTACCCGGAATTAAAAAAGTGGGTTATTGTAAATCAGCAAATCTTCAACCCGACATTGTGGATTTTATCGATCCTCAAAAAACTCTTAAAGTATACGGAAAATTTATCGATGTTCCAATTGTTGAGAGTGGTACAGTTAGCGTGAAAAACGATATAGTGAAAGGTGTGAATATTTATACCGTGAAATCCAAATTCATTATATGTGGTGATGATGATTATGCAAAGAGTGTTTGTAATCTGCTTTCGAAAAATGATAATGTTTTCCGGTTAACTACGGTTAATAATAAAAATTTGTTGGTTGGTACACATCAAAAACCAAATCCTGTCGTTTCAGAAACGTACCTGAACGAAGATCAACCAGCCGGAAAAAGAGGTTATGAAGTGGAAATAACGTATACAAACATTCATTCTTACATTGTTTTAGAATAATCGTCGGTCTTTTTCTACATCTGTTAATAGTATTAACGTTGCATAAATTTAAAATGCAACGTTTTTTTATGGCTAAAAAATACGATATCGATATCGATTCTTTCATTGGAGACTGGAATTGTAACAAACGGAACATAAAACGTCAGTTGAACGATCTTGGCGAGAAAGAAATTACCGTTCGTGTGAATTCTCTTGGTGGAGATGTGGATACAGCACTTGATATTGCTGCGCAATTTGAAGCTCATGGACAGATCGTTTGCGATTTATATGCATTCAATGCTTCTGCGGCAACAATTCTTACCATGGGTGCAAAAAAAGTAAGAATGCATGAAAATAGCATGTACCTTATTCATAAAGCCATGATTTGGGTTGACGAATTCGGACATATGAACGAGGACGATCTGGATATTATTATCGAAAAATTGAAAGTTAAACAACAGGATAGTGCCATCGTTACATTGAATATAGCGAAAATGTATGCCAAGAAAACGGGAAAATCGATTCAGAAAATATTAAATCTGATGAAAGAGGGCCGTTGGCTTAATGCTGACACTGCAAAAGAATGGGGGTTCATCGATGAGATTTTCTCTGGTTCTATTCCTGCCAAAAAAGAAATAGGTATGGTAGAGATGCTTAATTTTGCCGACCTACCTATCCCGGAAAACTTTATTGATGAAGAAACTTCTGAAAACGAGGATCAGAACGATAAATTGATGAAAAATATTCTCAATTTTTTTAGAAATATTTATTCAAACCATAAACCAGAAAATCAAATGAACAAAACGATGATTCAGGCAGCCCTAGTGCTGGCCATTCTCAATTTGGAAAACTTGGAAGCAACTGACGGGAATGTTTCGTTGACTTCAGACCAAATTACTGAGATCGAAAATGCCATTAATGGCAAAAACAGCGAGATCGACACGCTAAAACAACAGCTTGCCGAAAAAGAAACCGAAATAGCCAATTTAAATGCCGAGATTGAGAATAAAAAGAAGGCACCTGGCGACACTACGAACAACGTGCCAAAGAAAAACGATGAAGTGGTAGAAAAAGATGAAGTGAAAACTTTCGATAATTCTATTGTTGAATCGGCAAAAGAGTTGTACAACTCCATCCCGTAAAAAACGAAATTTTTAAATATTTTTTAAATGAGTACATTAACTATTACCCCTGAAGAACTGGCGAAATCTGCAGCGAAATTCCGCAAGGAACTGCTTATTATGTCGGTTATTGCATTGCAAAGCACATTGAAACATATGTCGCTTCGAACCGGTATCCGTTACAAGGAGACCGTTGGTGAAATGTCTGGTTCCATTGAAATGGGTCCGTACAGTGAAACTCGCAAAAACGAATCCAATGTAAAAATCAATGGACGCGTTTTGGAAACATTCTTTGGTTCGGTTTGGGAACAGTTTTCACCAAACTCGGTATATAAATCCATTTATGGTGATAGCATTGTTATCGGTGAAGGATTGAAAAACGTTCCTATCGCAAAAGCCGTACTTGCTTTCTTGATGAAAAAATTATCGGGAACGCTCAACAAAAATATTTGGGGAGCCATACGTAACGATAGTGGAAACACAACTGCTGATCTGTTCAATGGTTTTGATACTATTACAGAGACTGAGATCACTGCCGGAAATATTGCTGTTGCTAAAAAAAACTTATATGAGTTTACGGCATCGATTGATGCTACAAATGCAGTTGATTTATTGAAAGCTTTTTACCGCGCAGCAACCGACGAATTGCAAGGAGACGGTGACGAAACCGTGAAACTGAAATTGTTTATGCCAAAAAGCATCTACAACGCTTACGTTGACGATTATCAGGCTACCGTTGGAGCTGTTCCGTACAACAAACAATTCAACAAAACTTTCCTCGAAGGAAGTAACGATTTGTGTGAGTTGGTTGCATTGCCAAATAAGAAAACTTCTCCTTATCTGCATCTTTCGCCAAAAACGAATATGCTGGTTGGAGTTGACCAGGAATCCGATACGGAAAAAATCACTATTGAGAAACATCATCCATTTTTATTGGATTTTGTTGCTGCTATGTTCTTCGGGTGTCAATTCGAATCGATTTCACCCGAAAGGTTATTGGTTGGTAAACTTTTTGTAGCTCCGTAATTATGGCAACAGAATGTATAGGACTTAGTCCACAGTCTTTAGATTGGTGTGAAGGCGCTGTTAACCTTCCTGGAATCCGCCGCGAAGTTTATGCAATTGCAAAACGTGATATTGTGTTGTGGCCTGAACGCAAGAACACATATACTACCGATATGAAAGAAATAGCTACCTTGGTGGGTTCTTTCACATTGGCAGAAACAAAAAAGTGGCAAAAAATCAGCGTGCTAGTTGATAGATCACCTGTGACCAGTGACCCGCAAGGAACGAAGCCTTCTAAATCATTCTTGAACAAGGCAACCTTTGTTCATCCTGGAGTGGAAGAAGAAGCTGCAGCTTTTTGCGCACTGGCCAACAACGATGACTATGTGTATATCGTTCAAACAAAAACTGGAAAATACCGTGTTATCGGAAACGAAATGTATCAAACCGAAACAAATCCTTCTCAAAACCTTGGTGCAGAAGCTACCAGTGAGATGGGAACTACGCTGGAAGTTTCGGTGACCGATTCCATTCCTGCTCCGTTCTACATTGGACAAATTGATACAGTTGACGGCATAATTAATCCTGACCCAGTTGTTCCTTAATGCTCTTTTTTTAATTTCTTGCTTGAAAGGCGGATCCAGTGCGGTTCCGCCTTTTGTCTTTTATAGGTAATTACATCTTAAGTATTTTTGAAATACTTAATTTATTCAAAATAATTATTTGAAAATGGAAAACTTAACTAATGAAATTAAAAGAATTCTGGATCTTCCAGTGGAAGAAGTGAATATCACTGAAGCGGCAACACTATTACTTCGAATAAACAGGAATAAAATCTTGTTTAATAATCTGATTCGCCGTAATTGGGTAGAAAAGGCATTATATGAACTGAAAAAGTATTATGATTTCAGAATGAAAGATCATTCCATCAAAGAAACCGCTGAAATGGAAGTGGAAGTGAAAAGGGTGATTGAAAATAATCCTAAAATCACTCAGCCTGAAGATGAGAAGGAAGAATCACAAAAAGGAATGCGAGAAGATCATGAAAAGCTACCTGATGAAATTAAAGCTTTGTATGTTGAAAACCTGAACATTTTTCGGCGGATGAGAAAACTACATGAACAACTGAAGCTCATGAATGATCAAAAACCTTGTGATCGTTATCCGTTTCTCAAAGAAATGCTTGATTTAGACAATGAATTACGCGGAAACTGGCATTATTACGACACGTATGTTATTGGAACACCAATAGCGAAACAGGAAAATATTGATGTCAAAAAAAACAATGTTACTGATCAAATCAATTCCGTTTTAGTTGCTGATCCTAAATTAGTTTCCGCTGCCCGGAAATATCTTTCAACAAATAAAGCTAAAGTTGTAAACCTAGAAGGTGAAGCCAGAGAGGCATTGCTGCAGAAAATGCAGGAAAGATATTCGTACCTGGTTGCAACTGAATCTGGTATTTCCGATGAACAAAAGGCAGAATATAAAGCGTTGGGGTTAAATGTTTAAGTTTGCCATTGAACAAATAAAGCCTGTATCGGAAAATCCTGTACAGGCTTTTTATACTGATAAATTTCAACTGTTTGATATTATTGAGGTAGTGTTGTCACAGGTAAACCATTGTAAACGGTTAACACTTACAAGTTTTTCAATCAGCGAAGAATTTGTAAGAAAAATATTCCGATTCCGGGAACAATTTGAGTTGAATAGCGTCGATTTGTTTCTTGACACCAAGGCGGCCACGAAAGTAAGTAAATTGAACTTGTTTATCAAGAACACTTTTGATGAAGTGTACTTGACAAACAACCACGGCAAAGTTATACTTTTCGATTCTGATCCTTGCGTTTCCATTTGCACTTCGCAAAATCAAACTCGCGGGAATCGAAAAGAGTCACACATTATTTTAACTGATTTGGTATGCTTCAAAACCTTCTCGACATCTATTCAGGAGATGAAACAGACGGCAGTGAAACTGTAATCTTCGATCTTGAAAAATTGAAAGAGTTAGCCGGTGATCTATTGCCGATTGACATTATTGCAACGTTGCTTGATGCGGATGAATTGATATTACGTGAGTTTATTGCTGATAAACATTCGAAGATTTCGAAAGCTTATCACCTGGGTAAAGCCCAAACAATTGCAGCTATAAGAAAACAAGAAATTGAAATGGCGAAAGCGGGATCACCGTTCGCTATCGAAAATACTGCCGATTATATTATTGAACAATTTACTTCAGAAAATGGCTAAACCACAAACACTTGAATTATGCCGTGTTCATCTCTTCGATGATATCGACAAATTACGCGAAAATGCCATCTCTCAGCAAGGTATCAATCGCATTTTACGCCTGAGAGCCGCATTCACGCTATGGAATAAATACCCGCGCAAGAAAGAAGCCGAAATAAGAGATTTTATCATGCGAGAATCCGGCGTGGAAAGAACAGCAGCTTACGAAGATATTCAGATACTAAAAACGTTGCTGGGTGATTTTGCTGAATCATCTAAAGAATTCCATCGCTTCAGGTTCAACGACATGATTGAAAACGCTTACGCCATGGCCGAACGCAAACAAGATGCTAAAGCCATGTCTGCAGCCGCAGGAAACTACGCAAAATACAATCAACTTGATAAAGATGATGCTGTGAAAATACCTTGGGACGAAATTATACCACAACGTTTTGAACCGACTTCCGATCCTTCGGTTATTGGAATCAAACCGGTTGCCAATATCCGTGAGAAAATTGCAAACATGAAACGTAAATACATAAATGACATAGCTGAAGATATAGACTACGAAGAAGTTGACTTTAATGAATCAGAGTTTTTCAGAAATGAAGAAACAAATATACTTTAATCCACCCCAACAGGAAGTTATGTTTACTGGTGCGCACACCGTTGTTTTCGTGGGTGGACGGCGCATCGGTAAAACGCACGGTGTTGCAGCTCCTTTTCTCTTGCGTAACATCCAAAGGATGCCGGGATCATCTGGTGCGTTTGTTGCCAGTACTTATAAACGTGCGCTTACAAACACTATCCCTGGAACGCTCGCAGCGCTCGATTCGTGGGGATATAAACGTGATATTCATTATTTCATAGGGAAACGCCCACCAAAAGTTTCGGGCTTTAAAAGCCCACGTATTGAGCCAGCGGAATATGAATATGTTATATCATTCTATAACGGCTCAATTGTTTATATAATTTCTCAGGACCGCCCGGGAACATCCAACTCTCTCACGCTCGATTATCTGATCTGTGATGAAGCGAAGTTTTTGGATTTCGAAAAGCTGAAAGATGAAACCTTTCCGGCCAACGGAGGTTATAAAGGCTATTTTGGAAATCGAAGTTATCATCACAGTCTGCTGATCATTTCCGATATGCCAACAACCAAGAAAGGTTCTTGGTTCTTGAGATATGAAGATAAAAGCGATCCTGAATTAGTTGAGATAATTCAGGGAACTATTTTCGAAATATGGAAAACTAAAGATCGCATTCGCAAACTCACATCGGAAGATAAACCTATTCCGGACTATTTGAAATATTATCTCAAAAAACTTTACAAAGATTTGGCGGAACTTCGTTCAGTTTGTGTATATTACAAGGAATTTTCATCTATTGAGAATTTACTTGTTTTAGGTGAAAACTACATTAAACAAATGAAGCGAGATCTACCTCCGCTTGTTTTCCAGACATCTATTCTTTGCAGGAAAACAGGTGTTCTGAAAGACGGATTCTACAATAATATGCGCGAAAACCTACATTACTATGTGGCTAACGATAACAGCTACTTAGACAGTCTAGAATATAAATTCGACAAAATTTCGGATGAATCCTCATTGCAGGATTCCGATATTGACAGGGATAGACCCATTTCCATAGGTATGGACTACAACGCAAACATTAACTGGATTGTGGCCGGACAGCAATACGGCAGGACGCTGAGAGTGCTCAAATCGTTTTACGTTAAGTATGAACGTAAGTTGCGTGAAGTTGCCCAGGACTTTTGTAAGTACTATCGTCATCATCGAAACAAGACAGTAATTTATTACTATGATTCCACAGCCTTAGGATCTAATTACGCTGTTAATGATGAAGACTTCAGAACAGTTGTTAGTGATGAATTTGTAAAGCAGGGATGGACTGTCAAATCTATCCATATCGGTAATCCAATGCGACATTCAGAAAAATGGCTCCTCATTTCGGAGGGATTCGCCGGCAAGTCCGGATTAACTCCTATGCTTAACAGTAATAATAACGAAGAACTAATCCTGGCAATGGAACAGACAGGAGTTTATAAAGGTGCAGCAGGATTCAAGAAGGATAAACGTGGTGAGAAGCTTGCCGAAACGGAAGAAGATAAATTAGAATATCGTACCGACGGCACTGATGCATTTGATACGCTTTATATCGGCTCCACCAAATTTCCACAAGCGGTATCGTCCATCCATGTAACCAGCTCGTTCATGTAATTACCTCGCTGGTAATATCGGTTAGTACATTGGTTTTTACCGTCCGCCCGACTCGCCGAGTTGGGCATTTTTCTATCATATAAGGTGATTTTCGACGTTTGTTAACAAAAACCAAAAGCAGGGCGTTGAGGGAAAGCTCGACACAATAAGCGGAATATTTTCCGTTTATTGCTTGTTATGTTATTGATATATTGATTTTTATATTCATTAAAAACGAATTATTTTAATTATACTTTAATATTTGTTTTGATTATGTAAGGTAATGATTTGTTTAAACGGCATTTAAGAGACGTTTTGCGCACTCAAAAGCATGAAACCGAGTCAAGGAATTTGTCTTACCCTTTACGGCACTACTTTCTTGTTGGGCGACGAAGAAAGTAGCAAAGAAACGCCTTGGGGTAAATCTGTAATTTTAGATTACGATTTGATTTGTTTAATTTTTCATAAGGGGTAAGCGGCCTTGAAACCGCTTTTTGCAATATGTTTTATAGCATAAAAAATAATTGTACTTTTATTTGCATAATAGTATATAAATATATACCTTTGAATCGTTGAATCAGTAAAGCAAAAACAATGAAGTACAGTGAATTTTTGAAACAAGCAAGAAAAAACGGATGGCGGTTTCTCAGACCGGGAAAGGGCAGTCACGAAATTTGGGAGAAAAACGGACAGACGGTATCCATTCCTAATCATGGAACAAAAGAGATACCGAAAGGATTAGAAAAAAGTTTAAAAAAGGAAATGGGTATTTAAACCCATTTCCACAACAAAGTAATAAAATGAAAACAATACAAATTATAATTGAAAAAAGTTCAGATTCTTTTGGTGCTTACGCCCAAAATGTGAAAGGCATCTACGGTGCTGGAGACACTGTGCAGGAGTGTAAACAATCCATATTAGACGCTATAGAAACTATTAAAACATTTGATGTTTCTCAAATACCAGCCGCTTTGAAAGGTGATTATGAGTTAGTGTATAAGTTTGATACGGAAAGCCTTTTGCAATATTATAAAGGCATATTATCCAATCCGGCCATCGAACGGATTACCGGAATAAATCAAAAGTTGATACACCAATACTCTACGGGACTGAAGAAACCTCGACCGGCGCAACGCAAAAAGATTGAGCAGGGATTACACCAGTTAGGACGTGAATTATTGGCAGTAGAGCTTTAAGAACTGATTCAACACCTTTTTCTTGCAATCTACTGCATGCCGCCCCGAATATTCGGGGCGGTTTTTTGTTCGGTTTTTCCGAACAAACTGCGATTTTTAGTTATATTTGCGTAACTTTTTAATTGTTAAAATTTTATGATCATGAGAAAAATTTTATTAATGCTATTACTATTTCCTGCATTTTCATTATTTGCGCAAAATTTTACTGTTACACCTGAAGGATTAAGGGATGCAACTGATTTAGAGAAAAGCTACATTGTTCTTGATTTTGAAGGAGTGTCGGTAATGGACTTGTACGAAAAATCTTTAGGATTTATTAATGAACATATGAAGAACCCAAAAGAGTCAATTAAAGCGCAAGCCAAAGACGAATATTTGAGATTTAGCACTTTTAGAACAAACGTATTTAAATACAACAATTCGGGCGCAAAATTTCCGGTTGATTTTTGGTATGATACTGAATTGAGATTTAAAGATGGGAAAATTAGATATGAGATTACAGATTTGAGAATGGAGACAGAAAAATATCCTGTTCCTTTTTCCGGCAGTAAATGGAGTACTTATCCGGTTTATGAAAGAAACGGAAAACTTTTTAAAGAGAGTGCAAAAAAAGAAATCGAGGATTATTTTAATGTAATGATTAAAATTTTTCAAGATTATATAAATGGTGATCTAAAAGATGAGGATTGGTAAACAATTATTTAAATTTATTTTTTAAAAGCGGGAAAATTTCCCGCTTTTTTCTTTGCCAATTAAAAAACATTTCTCACCTTTGTAATGTCTTACATACTCAAAGGCGGGATAAGCTCGCCATACCGGTGGGCATTTTTTATGTCCAGTCAATAAAAATATTTGGGTTTCGACCCCCGTGCGAAAGGTTAATGCCTTCGCTGCCTTTGAGGTGTAAGACAACGGGAAAGCGGAACCCTTTTTTATTTCCGCAAAGTATAATTCATTTAAAAGTCTTACAAAATGAAAAAAGCTTTAAATTTTGAAGTTCCACGGCGCACGGTTAAACCTTGCGGTTATGTGGCTGAAACAATGGGAAACGCATTTGCAACCTTGTTTGAAGGGCAGGACGTGAGTTGCGAGATGCAAACGGTGAACGAACGGGTTTACCTTACCTTTTGGGGAAACGGTATTATTGCAAAAGTAGAAATGGGTGAATTACCAATAGTTCCCGGGGAAAGGAGTGCGGTATGAAAGCAAAAGAGTTCTACGATCCAATCATGGTAGTCAATCCTTATTCAGGAAAATTGGAAAATATTGAGCCCATTTTTAAATTGAAAGATTTGTTTGATGACAGTTATATTCAAATTGCTTTGACAATTGAAGATGCCATCAGAATGCTTATTCTTTACGATGAAGAAGACAACAAGGATATTAACTGCTTTGTATCGAAAACACTGTTGTACAACATAAAAGATCAATTTACAAGAATGAGTGAGTGCGAAATAACCATTCCGAAGAAAGGAGGTAAAGTATGAACTTCTCAGATGAATGGAAAGTATTGATCCTGCAACGATGGGCCGGTGAATTTCCGCCTGCCTTGCGAGATGAAGCTGATATTGTTTTAAAAAGTAGCCAGGACATTGCAGATGATTTGAGTGGAGCCGGCAACTTTACTGCGGACGAAGTAAGCGCTTTTATGGCGGTGAATGGATATGGGATTGTTTTTGATGCCGGTTATCCGAAATGGATAATAAAAATGAATAAACAATTGATAATTGAAAAATAGAAAAGAATTGCTTATCTCTGTCTTTTTGCGTAGAAATCCATGTTATTATTTTTGGGATAAATAAATTACCGGAAATGAAGCATGGATTTTTTTTGTTTGTTATTATTGCTCTTATTGGCTTATCTGGGTGCAAGGCTCGAAAAAGCACAGTCAGAAATGAGAAAGTTGAGACAATTTCTCAAACTGAGAACCGCCGGACAGATACGGCAAGTGTTGTGCTGGAAACTAAATTTCATAGTGAAGAAACGCAGCAGATACACGAAACAACAGAGCGCGAAACGGTGCATGTGGACACTCTTGGACGAATACGAACAATCATCAGAGAGAGTGTACGCAAGGAAACCGGGAGCGGACGGACTTATAGAGGACAGGGATCTGCTATTTCCTTGAGTGGTAAAACTGATTCTACTACCGTTATGAAAAGCAGTAATGTAGCAGTTGATGAAAAAACAGATATTAAAACGGATTCACGCCCGGTGCAAGGAGCGGAATGGGCGTGGGTGTCTATAGGAATTGGAATTTTGGGGATAATATTTTTGATAATCAGAGATAGACTCAACTAAAATATGATACAGATAGTTACTGTTTTAGATTCGCTTTATTTTACTTCAATGATTCCGGATATCGAGGTGAATTGCTACGATTGGTTGACGTTTACACTTTCGCGAGGCGGAACTGAGTTGCTGAAAGAACGCTATTGGGCCAACGATAAGAGCCGTGTATGGGTAAGAGATCTAGGCAAAGTAATTGCTTCAGATTTAGGCGAAATTGCTGGACTAGCGGCAGATTATACGATGAATTTCACGGATGGTAACACCTCTGACACAAAAAATTTCAGGGTATTGTTGGGAGAATACAGAACTGAACTTTCTACGCAAACATTTGTTGATGTTAATTTTCTGACGCTAAACGATAGCGCTAAAATTACGCACGCCTGGCAAAAAGAGATCTTGTCAATATACACAACGGTGCCGGTTGATGTTACCATTGAAACGGTTTCATTAGATGGAACCCGGACGGGTCCATCGATTTTACGTTCGATATCTGAAATTAATCAAGTTGTAGAAATGAATGTTTCGGCAGCGAATGTTTTAGCAAATCCTGCGGGTTTATCGCGGTACATCATTAAAGCTGGGAGCCGGTTGATGGTTTATTACCTGAATAATGACACGCGAAGGGAACAGCCTGAAATACTATTTAGAAATGCTTTTGGCTGCCGTGAGATTTTTGTTGCAGGTGGGTTGCTAGAACGTTCGAACGATTATGAAAACTCGGTAGGCTACATCCGCGATATGCTTTTTCGTTTCCGCACAAAGGAAATAAAGAAGTTTGTTTGTAACACGGGTGTATTGCGTGAAAAACAAAGTCAATGGGTAGAAGATCTAATGGTGAGCAATGAGGTTTTTTTGCTCATTGGAAGTGATCTTGTACCTATCACGATAACGGATGCTAAGGTACTTCGTACTAATGCACCAGATGAACTGATTTCGTTTGATTTCAATTATCAACTTTCGAAACCTGGTATTTACGGAGCAGGAAAAATTGATATTAAACGGATTTTTGATGATACGTTTGATTACACTTTCCACTAACGTGGAATTACTAATTATCAGTTACTAATTACTAAATAAGACAATTATGACAAAAGTTAGAGCAAAATTTGAATGTCACTACATTCAACCAGCAAATGGATATGTAACAGTACATTTACACGCTGTCTACAGCAACAAAAATGGGGAGAAAAACAAAGAAAATGAAAGTTTTGCTAAAGCAACTCCAGGAGGTTCTTTGATCATAACTATCGATGATGATACAGAAGCCTCAAATTTATTTGAGCAAGGTTCACAGTATTATCTGGATTTCGTAAAATCGGAATAATCAATACGATTATGGGAATTGCAAGAAGGAACAGACGAAAAATGAAACGTGTGAACAGTCCAGACCCTGGAAAATTGATCACGCTCATTGACGGTTTTGTGGAAGCAGGTTACCTGATGATCGACACTTTAAGTTATCATATTGCGATGCTGGATAACTTTTGGAGTTTGTATGCCACAAAAGAACGCCAGGTTAATTTATTGAACAACCTGAAATTTTATTGCGATATTATGAATGCATATCACAATAAACCGGTTGTAAATAATGTGGCTATGATTGTCTCGCTTAAAGATGAAGAAGAAAATGTAGAGCCAGTATTTTATTATAAGGATGATTTGATGATCCAGATTGAAAAATAATGAAAATAAATTGATTAAAGATCATGGAAACGGTTTGTTGTGAAACAATCCGTTTTTTTATTGTCTTTTTCCACTTTCGGGCAACTTTCTATTTTTGAGATGAAAATTTAAAGAAATCTGGTGACAAAAAAAGATTATGGCTCAAGCGATTCACATTAATACAGCACGAAAGATTTTTGAAGCTAAAGAAGCAATGGATCTTAAATTCTGGAAAGCTGATGGAAGCATTGTCAATGCTAATAATGTTATTTGCACTAGTTCTTACTTTCACAACAATACGATCAATATTAAATTTTTAATGTCAAATCAATTCCGTAAGGTTCGGGTAGTATCTATATTCGAAGTGAACGGAATGGAAGTATTCATGTAATATGGCAGCAGAAGCTTTTTTTCCGGGGTTTGAGTTTTTTGAAATAAAGAACAGTAATTTTTCGGCTATCATCACCGAACTAAACGATGGCAGTGAAATGTTCGAAGATTTGGGAAAAAGCCCAATGACTGTTCCCGGTGATGATGAGAAAAAATACCGTGGTTTTGTTCCCTGGGGCGAAGATAATAAATTGCCTTACGAAATTATCGACAGCGTTCGGCACGATGAAGTACTAAGCCAAAACAAACTGTTTAACACGCTTACATTGTACGGAAGCGGAATCAAGCTTACCAATAATGCAGGTGAAGAGTTAACGGATAAAGAAATAAAAGATTTTTTTGATTATAATCGGCTGCCGAAATATTATCTGGAGCAGGCAACGGATATGAAGCATTTCTTTTTTACTGTTGCTGTAATTATTTTATCTTCCGACGGGAATAAGATTGTTCGCCTTAGACATAAAGAAGCTATTCACACGCGTTTCGAATTAGTAAACCCAAAGTCCGGATTAATTGAAAACCTATTTTATGCCAATTGGAAGGATGATCCTAAAAAAGATGAAATAGAAACTATTGAGGTTCTCGACCTTAATAATCCGCTTTGGGACTTGATGGTACGCATGGGGCGTATTTATAATGATAAAGGAGAAAAACAAAATCCTACAAAAACACGAAAATTTGCTATTGTCAACATGTTCCCAATTCCAGGGACAGCGTATTATCCGTTTGCTTATTGGTATAGTATTTTTCAATCGGGGTGGTTCGACATAAAACGACTGATTCCAAAGGGGAAAAAAGCTAAGTTTAAAAATGGAGCATCAGTAAAATATCACGTTGAGATTAATAAAATTTTTTGGGATGATCTGTGTGATCAAGAAGGAATAACTGATAAGAAAGAGAAAATTGAACGTTGTAATAAGGAAAAAGAAAATATTAAAAAATTTCTTACCGGTATTGAAAACAGCGGGAAAATGTGGATAAGTGGATTTTACACCAGTCCCGACGGAAAAGAGGTGAAATATGTCCGTATTACTAACGTTGATCAGGGTAAAGAAGGTGGCGATTGGATTGAGGATAGTGAGGAAGCAAGTAATATGATTTGCTATGCTGACAATATCCATCCCAGCATGGTTGGTGCCGCACCAGGAAAAAGCAAAGGAGGATTCAGCGGTAGTGTACAACGAGAATTATTCACTATGAAGCAATCTTTGGAAAAGGCGTATCAGGATATTTTATTGGAGCCCCTTTTTGTGATAAAAAAATTTAATGAATGGGATGATTTTAAATACGATATTCCGGTGATTACATTGACAACTTTAGATAAAGGGAAAGATGCTGAAGAAAATACGTTGAGAGAAAATTCAACCGAATAAATTTTTATAAAAATTAAATATTGAACTATGAACGATATTGTTGATCCAGCTACGAAAACAGCGGATAGTGCTTTGAAAACAGCAGAAGCCCTATCGAATTATGGGGCTTTGGTAGTAATTACTGCTTTTGCTATTATACTTTGTACAATTATGATTATTTATTTTTTTGTGTCCCATCGACGGATGACAAGAAATATGGAAGAACAAAACAAGCAAAACAATCTTATGCTTTCTGTAACACTAAAAAGATTAGAAGATTATTTACAACCGGTATCAGAGAATGCAAGATTAAGTACGCTTACCGCCATTTATGCTATTGCTGAAAATAATTTTAAACTGAGTGTGGAAACAGTAATTCAAATTATTGAACGAATACAGACAGAGAATAACATTTCAAATGAAACAGCTACACGGCGTAAATTACGAATGTTTATTCAAAACATGCATAATGATCGGCGACTTTACTTTTCAAATTTCACCTATAGCGGTCATTCTGTAGACTATTATACGGATACAAAATGGATCGAAGTAATGACAGAAACAGCATTTCCGGAAATCTACGATAAAAATAAAAGCCGTGCCCGTACTAATATAAAAGCTGCTTACGATACAATATTTATTGAATTTAAACGAAATCTGGTGACAAAATGAGAGCGATTGAGAAAATAATAATACATTGTAGTGCAACGCCTGAAGGCAGGCACGTTTCGGTTGCCGATATCACAGCTTGGCACAAAAAACGCGGCTTCAGAACTATCGGTTATCACTTTGTGATTTACCTTGACGGTTCTATTCATAAAGGGCGTGATATTTCGGAAATCGGCGCACATGTAGAAGGCAAAAACTCAAATAGCATTGGAATATGTTACATTGGCGGACTTGATAGTAATGGAAAACCGAAAGACACAAGGACATATGGGCAAAAATCTGCAATTATGAAGTTGGTCTCACAATTGAAAGAACGATTTCCTAATTCGGAAGTTTTGGGACATCGTGATTATTCACCTGATAAAAATGGGAATGGTATTATTGAAGAATGGGAATGGTTAAAAGCATGTCCTTGTTTTGATGTAAAAAAAGAGTTTTAGCTATGATAGAAAATATTGAACAATTCATTCGATATATTCCCACTGCGCGCGGGACCAACTTTGAAGATATAAAACCATTTCTGGATGAAGCGGAAATTTGGATTGTTTCTGACGTGTTTGGAAAGGATTTAAACGATGTGCTGAAAGCGTCGGATGACGAAACGTTAAAGAGATTGTATGAATCTATTATTTCGCTGAAAGGTTACGTTTCTTCTATTCCGTTTTTAGACGTTGTACAGACCAATAACGGCTTTGCAGTGGTTAATAATAGTAATCATGTACCAGCCAGCAAAGAGCGGGTTGAACGATTAATAGCATGGGTGAATGAGCGTTTATACACTCAACTTGACGGTATAATAGTAAAGGTTTACAGTACTCCTGCCCTTTTAGGAGAATGGAGTAAATTTCATCGCTTTAATTATTTAACAGAATTATTGTATTGGACAGGAATTGATTTCGTGCAGTATTGCGGTGATTATGAGAAGTTGGAAACGAACGTTACTAAAGCAACAATAAGTTACAAGGGGGGAGCTGTACTTCAGTCAGAAGCTGCAAGGCGAAGAATTCCGTATCTGGAATTACGTCGGTTACATGGGGTCATAAAAGGATTTCAGGATGAAGAAATTTCAAATTTTATCAGCCGGAAGTATATGAATGTGTTAATTGACAAAAATAGATCTCGAAATTTAACGAAAAATGAAGAGCTATTAATTAATCGCCTCAAATTCATTATTGGTTTGTTTCTGCAGAACGAAGATTACAAAGCAAAAGAACAATTAAAAGTTATTGTTAACGAAATGATTGCCGATTTGCCAAATTATACAGATTATGCCGGGTCGGATGAATATAAGCTAAAAATCGCCGCCAGGTATGAAAATTTATTAGAAGATCCAACTTATTTTTTTGGATAATGTTTGAAACAACAATTGAGCTTACAGCCCCGAAAAGTTGGAAAGAGTTGAACGAAAAACAACTAATTTATATTTCATGGTTGTTTTCACAAAACGATTTTACTGAGGAAGAAATTCTTACGTATGCATTTGTAAGGTTTTGTGGTTTAAAAGTTAGTTCGCCACAACCGTTTTCAACTGATAAAAAAAAGAATTTTGAAGAAAAAAAGAGATGGTTCAAAAAGAAGAATTTTATTTTATCATTGGATGAGCAGGAAGTTTTGTGGTTTTCGAAGCAGTTCAAGTATCTAACTTCTGGAATTGATGAAGTAATTCCATTGCGTAAAATGTCCGGAAAAACACATGTTGATTTACGCCTTAGAAATGTTCCATTGAGGCAGTATTTAGCTATAGAAAACTATTATCAGGCATTTATTTTTAAGAAAAATCCGATATTCTTAGACAGGCTTTGTGCTTGCTTTTATACGAATCGAAAAAAATTTAGTGATTCGAACACAGAGAAATTTTCCCGTCGCTTCGCGCGACTTCCGTTTCACATGCGTTATACCGTTTTCCTGTGGTACATCGGTTTGAAAAAGGTTTTAAAAAACCATTTTCCGAATTATTTTATTGAAATGGAAGTGGATCCAGCAGAGACACCTACACCGCCAAATATGCGTAAACAGATAGAAAATATGATGCGCTCATTAAGTAGCGGGGATGTTACGAAAGTTAATGACATCTATGATGTTGATACCTGGTCGGCATTGGCTGAATTGGACGCTAAGGCGTTAGAGTATAAAATAATGAAAAGTAAAATTAAGAAATGATTTTTGATGCACATACCTATTTTGAGAAGGAAGTTAGGGACAAAATGAAGCTGGCTGTCAATGGAAACTATCAGTATAGTCGAGTTTCAAGCATGCAACACCTGGAAGAAGTGATTGACGGATTCAGGTATCATAAAGCTTTCTTTGCTGTTGATGATACTGAGGACGGCTTTACTTTTCAAAAAGGGGGCGGATACATGGACCGGAAAACAATTGTTGTATATGTGCTTAAACAATACCGGTATGGTGATATGCAGTCTCAGAAAGATGCACTTGCAGAATGCAGGAAAATCTATAAAACAGTATTGAAAAAACTGATTCGAGACAAAAGCCGTTTAGAAAATGACATGGTATATTTGGTTACAGAAAGAATTCCATACAACGAAATACCTGGCTATTTCGCAAATGGTTGCACCGGGCTGTTTTTTATAATCCCTGTTAATATTCCAACTAATCTTTGTTACGATTCTGAAGAATGGCTGTAGATTCAGTAAATATTGAGCGGGAACAGTATTTAGATCAGTGGGCTGAATTTATGATTAAATTCTGGATTGAACAGATGGATGCTGAATACGTTGGAGTTTCTGAGCGACCGGATGGGATGGTTCGATATTCATCTGGCGCATTGCGAAGGAGTTTTAGCATGTTCTTAATGAAGCAATCAGGTGGAAATACAGCTAAAATTGATCATATGTTTAATCATTATGGAATGTATTTGGATGGTGCTGTTTTTCCAGGTACAAAAGGAAGTGGTGGACAAAACAGGATTTCAAATCCCAATCGTGTGCCAAAACCCTGGCGTTCGTTGAAATACTGGTATAGCCAACGGCGGTTGCAGGAGAAAATGATTGAATTGACAGGAATTGATTACCTAAGAAGTATATCCTACATAATGAGAAATCCCAACGAGTAATTTTTAAATGAATTATTGAAACGGTTTGTTGTGAAACAAACCGTTTTTTTATTGTCTTTTTCCACTTTCGGGCAACTTTCTATTTTTGATAAAAAAAGAATAAATGGCTACTTTTGAAGAGTTAATACAGCAACTTATTGACCATAGTAATTTAATAGGAACCGAAACGAAAATTGGACAAAATACCAATATTCGTGTTGGTAATCTGGGACATAAAGTTGTTGAATTGCTTTCGCATATCGGTAACGTTAATGAAAAGTTTTTGAGCCGATTAACTCAAGACAGGGCCGCGGCTCTCATTAAATTCCTTGCCGGCTCCGAATTTGGCGAGTTCATTCCCGGCATGTTTGGCGGAAAAGGAGCAAAGATCGACAGCAATGGAAACATAGAAGCCACATCGCTGCGCCTGCGCGCTTTGCTCGAAGTTCCGGAGCTGCGATATAACCGATTGACGGTTATCGGTGATGAATTCATCCTGACCGAAAACGCACTGATCGAATCAGTTCAGCATTTGCTTGACAGGAGTTATCAGTTGAATATAAAACTGGAAGAAGGTGAAGCTATCGCCTATGATGCCGGCACTTTGATAAAAGGCATTTTCAACAACGAGGCCACATCCGGGATGGTTGCAACTTCATACATGCGTATCGAAGAAGTTGGGCCGACGTTCATCAAAATCACCCTGGCGAATGATGTTGATGTGCCTACCGGTTATAATCTCCCACCGCAACCGTTTATGAATGTTGCTCGAGTTGGCCACGTGACAGACACGAATAAACAACGATATATGGTGTTCTCTTCCAGATTGGGAGGCTACCAACTTTATGACGGTGCGAGCGACTTTATGAACGGCACGTTGGTTGCGAGCTTTGATGTGGCTCAGTCTTTCAAGAGTAAGTTCAACAATTTGCCCTTAAAAGAAGGGTTACCGTATGTTTATGCGGCCGGCCTGGTTGTTCAGGACATTATCCGGGTCGATTATCAGGGCGTTTCGGTTCGCGAAATTTTCGACAGAGGCCCGTGGCAATCCGGTGTTACCTACTACAACAACGACATTAATGGAACTGACGACGTATGGCATCTCGGTTGCCGGTGGCGATGCTTTTCATCATCCACAACCGAAGAGCCGTCCTGGACATCCGCAGCCTGGACAATGATCGAGGGCCGTAGCGATGCCAGGATGGAATTCGACAGTTCGGCCGGTTATGCTTTTACTAGAGGAAATGTCAATACGGATATCACGCCGGTAGTTTTTATAGGCAATGCGAACGTATCTGCAGACATCGTTTCGGAACAATGGAAATGGATACGAGATAGCGGTGATCCTACGGCTGATCTTGTCTGGAACACCGAACATGCGGGAGTGCGTGTATTGCTACTCAGAAATGAAGATATGGGTGTCCATTGGAGCAAAACCAATCCTGTTCGATTTATCTGTGAGGCCACTTACCCGGCATCGTCAATTAACACAATTACAAATTATCTGGAAATATGAAGTTAAACCAAAGACAAATAACGGTTCTTAACGACTTGATGAACGTCTCTTCTGCGCTGAATGTCTCAGGCGGAGGATTGGTTCAGTTCTTCGACGGCACCAGTTACACCCCAAATCGCGAGGGAGCAGTGGCCAGTCCAATCATTCTTACGCATAACCTGAATATTGTCTCCAATCTAGGCACGCCGGTAACTGCTTCCATCACTACGCTGTTTTACGAGAACGATGTGTTGATTGATGCTGCTAATCTACTCTACGAGTTAGTAGGCTCAAACGGATTGAAAATCAAAAAGAATGTTCCGGGAGGATCCTCGATAGTTATCAAGGCAATTTCTAAATTCGTTGATCCGGGATCTGGAAAATTATATGAAAGGCAGAATACTGTTACGCTTCGCACGATCATCAAAGCCGAAGCACCTTTTCAAATGAATCTCTCACAAAGAGGCGTGGTCTACTTCGACGGATATCGCAATCCAAATACGACTGCTCAGGTAACTGCATCGTTAAAAAAAGGGATTACTGATGTTACCGACTTCACAGGAATTACATTCAAATGGCTGAATGCTGCCGGATTGGACGCAGTGGAGAATGAACTTTATGCCGATGCATACACCAATGGCAATCGCACGTTGACGGTCGACAAAACCTACATTGATAACGAAACGATCAAGTGTGAAGCCTGGCGTGGCACTGAATTAATAGCTTTTGATACGGTTACTTTCGTACGCAAATTCAACTCGTTCCGGGCCGATGTGCGTATCCCGGAACTTCCGCTTCAGGCAGGAGTGACAACGCTCAACTGCTCGGTAATCATTACCGACAGCCTTGGAAACATAGATGTGGATGCCGCTTTTCTAGTTGCCTGGATGGTGAGCGAAGCCGGTGTGGTTCGTCAGGTAGCCTCTGGCGCATCCGTACAGATCCCGATATCGGCCATCAACATGAAAGCAGCAAACCTGATGATTTACCCGGACGTGAAGCGCCGTGAAGCTTTTGCGGCCCTCACAACAGAGGATATAGACGAATTAATAACCGACGACTTGGATAACGTTCTGGTCGTAGAAACATATGGAGCATAACTATGGAAAGATATTTTTTAATTGACAAAGATTTGGCAGCGAGAGCTGCACTGGATGAAACGCTGAGAACCGAAATCGACGGAAAACTGCTGTTATCGGAAAAGGATATCCGGAACATCACGCTCACCATCGATGAAAAAGTGGCTGCCATGGGCGGCGTTGAGTATGTTGAACCCGAAACAGTAACAGAATAATGGCAAATCTAAGAGTTTCCGGAGGGGTTAATATCAGCTTGCTGCAAAACGGTGACAACCTGAATACCGTTTTGATGTCAAACCTCCCTTTGTATCAGACTTTCAAAAAAGGCACACAGGATTACAACCCGAACTGGGCTACACTCCCCAGTGCGCAACAGCCGATCATCTTCCCGAGGATCTATTCCGTGATGGAAGCCGTTACGATGATTCCTACAAACGTGTCCTGGAAGTACAACGGTATTGCCATGACATTTGATGGTTCAGGAATTGCAACTGCACCAAGTATTTGTGCCGGTAAAATAAAACAGATCGATTACAACGGCTCAAAGGCACTTCAGATCATCGGCAATATCGCTTCAGACAGCAATAACGACAGCGACGTGATCACGTTCACCGGCAGGGCTTCCGGAACTGACGTGTCGGCAGAAATCACGCTGTTGATCGAAGAGGCGTCTGCTAACCTGTACAGGCTTTTCCTGAATATGGCTGATGACGTTATCGATGGCAGTGAAACCTCTTTAACC